CACTGAGCTTAAAGCTGTTAATCAGATCCTGGCGTCAGTTGGTCAGGCTCCTGTTACTACGTTGACAACTGAAGAGACTCTTGTAATTAACGAAGTTGATAGGTTTACAGGTTCTATCTCTGGCACTACCCTGACTACCGAGACTGCTAACATTCCTGTTGGTACGTACATTGGTGGTACTGGTGTATCTAGTGGCACCTCTATTGCTACTGCTGGTGTAGAACAAGCCACCATTCCAGTGACTTATGAGTACACTGTGAACATCTCACAGACTGTCTCTAATCGTGCACTGACTCAATCTATCGTTACAAGTAGAGTTGAAACCCAAACCAACCCGGACGTTGCGATTGCACTCAACACCCTCCGAGAAGTTTCCCGTGAAGTACAGGCAGAAGGTTGGTCCTTTAATAAGGAATACGATTACCCCATCACCCCTGATTCTAACAACGAAGTAGTCATTGCTAATGACATTCTTCAGATGGATTTGAATCAAACCTACACCCAAAACATGAATCGTGACAGTATCAATCGTGGAGGTAAACTCTATGATCGTACCAAGCATTCATACAAGTGGACTGACGAAACCCTTTATGTAGATATTACCTGGGAGATGTCCTGGGGTAGTATCCCTGAACCCATCCAAGCTTTCATCACCGCTCGTGCTGCTAGCATTGTGTCTAGCCGTATTGTCGGTGACCCTAACCAGTACCAAATGCTCCAACAAAAGGAAGCCTTTGCACGGTCTATGGCGCTTGAGTATGAGTGTAATCAAGGGGACTATACGTTCTTTGGTAGCCCCAAAGGGGAGAACTACTATCAAAGCTATCAACCTTATCACACACTGTATCGCTAATGCCAGCAGTAACTCAACTGACACCCAACTTTCTAGGTGGTGTTTCTAGACAAAATGATGACAAAAAATTAGAAGGTCAACTTACTGAGTGTGTCAACGGTTACCCTGATCCTACCTACGGTTTGCTAAAGCGTCCAGGTATGCAGTTCACCAGTGTCTTGAAAAAGCAAAACGGTGATGCATTTACTGAAACTGAACTGGCAGGTGCTGCTTGGTTCTTTGTAGAACGAGGTGCTGCTGGTTCCTACATTGGTGCTATCAAAGGTACCAACATTTACGTGTGGACCGCTGCAGATGGTACGTGGTGTAATGTTACCAATAATGCAACCAATTATTTAACTGGCACCCAGCAGAATGACTACCACTTCCGTAGCATTCAGGATACTACTATTATCACTAATCGTACTGTCACTACTGCTATGGAAGCGGCAGGTACGTTTGTATCTAATTCAGTAGCTACTGTTAAACTAGTTACCCTTACTGACGGTGCCGAGTATTTCGTAACTCTTCAAGGCATTGAGTCTACTTCTACCGCTCAAGCTTCTACTACGTTTGATGATATGCTCATCTACGATAGTGGTAACATTAACACTAACCACCATTTAGTGGATGACATTGTTAACACTATTCAAACCCAACAGTCTGCAGCTAACGCTGACTTTGATGGTACGTGGTGCATTGAAGGTTATACAAACAGCCTTGTTATTAAGAGGTTTAGTGGTACTAACCAAGTCCTGACTGACTATGAACATGCCGTAGGTACGTTTACCGGTACCCCTATCGCTTTCACTATTTCTGGTAAAGGTGGTATAGGTAATGATGCTCTTGAAATATTCCAGGATGATGTGGTCAACGTTTCTAAGCTTCCTGCTGAATCGTACCACGGTCATAACATTCAAATCCTAAATAGTGATGGAGCAGCGGACAACTACTATGTTGTCTTTGAAGCCTACAATAGTGAATACGGACGTGGTTATTTTAAAGAAACCGTAGCACGTGATGTGTCTGGTGGGTTTGATGCTGCTACCATGCCGCATGAACTGTCTAACACTGGTCCACTTACTTTTACTTTTGGTGAAATAAATTGGAAAGTTCGTGCAGCAGGGGACGATGATACTAGCCCTATACCTGCTTTTATTGGGGATCCTATTACTTCTACTTTCTTCTATAATAACCGACTCGGAGTCTTATCCACTGATAACATTAACTTCAGTGTTGCTAACGATCCCTATAACTTTTTTGTTAAGTCAGCTCTTACACAGATTGACTCCGATCCGATTGATTTGAACGTGGCTAGCGTCAGACCTGTTACTTTGTCTGATGTTCTCCCGTCACCTCAAGGTCTGCTGGTGTTCTCTGAGCGTCAACAGTTCCAGGTGTTTACCACTGATGGTAGCACCTTGACTCCTACTTCTACCATTGTTCGTAGCGTCTCTAACTATGAGATGAATACTAACATTGCACCTGTAGACGTAGGTACTACCTCTGCATTCGTCAGTAATGTGTCGGGTTACAGTAAGCTGTTTACCTTGCAACTACGTGACGTTGAACAGCCGCCTATCGTGGTTGACATTAGTAAGGTGGTACTTGAATGGATTCCTGAGACTGTAGACAGCCTGACGGTTAGTCCTCAGAACTCAGTGATTATGCTGGTTGACAGGGACACTTCATACCTGTACCTCTATCGTTATTACAACAACGGTAAGGAAGATCTATTCCAAGCGTGGACTAAGTGGGAACTACCTGGCACTATCCAATCTGCTAAGATCCTGAACGACTCTGTTATTATTGTTTCTCAGCACGAGGATGAATACACCATTGGTTCTATCACCCTTGACGAGATCCCCACAGGAGACGTTGTAGCAGGCGCTAGTACCATTGAGGGTAATCCGTGCCTGGACATGGCTACAAGGCCCGTACAGCCCCACGCAAGCGTCGATGCGGTGGTGTATGACTCTACTAATGATCTGACTAAGATCTATGTTCCTTACACTCCGTTCCAGCAGACTAATGCAATGATGCTTCTGACTGTCCCTACCGCTGATGATGGTACGGATGCAGAGATTGAAGCTGATGCTGGTTACTACGCTACTGCCTATGAGCGTACTGAACCTGTAACTGGTTATAGGTACTTCGAAGTAAAAGGTGACTTTACTGACTATGCTGATGGTATTGTTGTAGGTTATCCATATGACCTAGAAGCAGTACTTCCTAAATTCTATTTCCGTAGGGACGCTAACACTACCGACTTTACCGCTGCTTTGACTATCTCCAGAGTCAAGTTCTCTGTAGGTAGGACAGGTGCAGTGACGTTTAAACTGAAAGCCCAAGGTTCTAACGAGTGGCGTAATGTACAACACACTGCAGATGCTGACTACTACTCAGCCGATAGTTCTCCTGTCAAGAGTGAGCGACAGTTTATTGTCCCTATTCATCAACGTAATACTAATTTTGAACTTAAAGTGACAAGTGATTTTCCATATCCTGTATCGTTGGTGTCGATGATGTGGGAAGGTAACTATACTCCCCGATTCTATAGGAGGTCTTAATTATGGCAGATGATACAGCTGCAATCCTCGGTGGCGTCTTTGGCGGTATTAGTGCTATTACTGGCATCGCTAGTGCCATTGACGGTGCAGGTAGGGCTAACGAAGCTAACCGACGTGCTAAGCAGAACGCTGAGATTCAGCGAGCCCAGCAGGAAGGTGCTGCCCAAGTTACCAACGCCTACAATAAACTAGTTCATGCTGCTGATAAGATAAACTATGAGCGGCAACGTCAGTACGAATACGAAACTGCTATTCGTAACTGGAACTATCAGACAGAAATCCAGGACTTCCAGTACCTTCAAGCTGCTAAACAGTTTGCTGGTTCTGTCGAAGCAACTCAAGAACAGCTTGTTTACAACAGCGTTGCACAACGACAAGCTGTTGAATCTGAGCAGGCTGCATTTAATGAAATCATGGCTCAAGATGCTTTCCAACGTGAAGGCATGTTGATTGAGCAACTTCAGAACGAAGGTAAGGCTGCCATGATGCAAGCTGGTGGCTCACGTACCAAAGCTATTCAATCTACTATTGCAGAGGTTGGACGTAACTCAGCTATTCTTAGAGCTAGTTTGATGAGTGCTGGTGTTCAGTCTGAGCGTAATCTGCGTGACATTGCGATGAGTCGGTACGCTGACGACATCAAGGCACGTAACGCTATGATGATTGAACCTGAGCGTCTGCCTGAGATTCCCAAACCTCAAATGGCACCTGAGCGTATCTTTGTTGAGCCTATGGCTGCTACCGCTGGTTACATTCCCGGACCCGCACGTCAAAATGCTGCAGCACCTCTTTTCGCAGGGTTTGCTCAGGCAGCTGGATCGGCTGCTCAAGCAGCTGGCGCGTATGCAAATTATAACCGTCCTGGACCTGCACCTACACCAGTAATTCCGGCATACACAACCACTGGTCCTTCAGGTCAGACTATTGAGATGCCTGCACTGCAAGCTCCCCCACCGCCTGTTCCCGGAGGTTAATTAACTATGGCACGTATACAATACCAAGGAGCCGCACGAGCCAGCGGTTACCGACCACAACAATTTGATGAGCGCGGATTGGCTCGGCTGAGGGAAGAAGGCGAACGCAGACTGCAAGGTATGCGTGCTGCTGCTGATGCTGAGATCGAAGAGCGTCGTCGGATGCTGCAAGCAATGAAAGAAGATGCAGCATACACTAAAGGCGCTATGGACAGAGATTACCGGATTGCTACTGGTAATCAACAACGTGTCTCTCAGGGGCTTCAAAATGAAGCTCAACGAGATCGAGATCAATTTAATATTGATGCAAAAGCTCGAACTGATATACTTACCAGCATCAAAAATTTTAGCAAAACAGCTGGTGAAGAAGCTACTAAAATTTACGAAAGAGGTCGCATTGCAGACTTTAACGCTGAAGTAGCTGCTGGTATGTCAGAAGAGAACCTTTTTGGTAAAGCTGTTTCTCAAAAACTTCTGGCAGAAACGTCTACCCAACTGAGTAATGCAAGGCGGGAAGCTGAAGCTAAAGGTGCTGATCCTGTTGAGCTTGCTAAACTGAGAGCTAATGATGATGCTCTTGGTGTTGATTTTACTGAGGGACAGATTGCTGCTTATTGGCGTTGGCAATACGCTGATGATCGTACTGCTTACCTAGCTCAAAAAGCTAAGGAGCTAAATCGTGGTTTAAGTCCTGAAGAGGAGCAATACTATACTGGTGAATTCCGTCAGCAAATTATTCAGTTGATGGGTGAACAGTCTGGCTTTGCTAGTAAACTAATTACACCTTACGTTCAGCAGTATGGTGACGCTGCAGACACTGCTTTGTTTGCTGAAACCCGTCGTCGTCAGAAACAGATTGCTGATGACCGCACATTTAACATGGCTGCGGCAAACATCACCAACGCTGACCCAGCTAATATCCAGCGCGTTATGCACACGTCGTTCAACCTAATGGTTGAGGCAAAGGGTTATACTGCAGCTTTGAATAGTCTTCAAAAACTTTTTGAGGCTATTGATCCAGAAACAGGCAAGCCTTTGCTAAATAGGAGTGATCTAGCTAACTTCACTTTTATTGATGAGAACGGCAAGGAAACTACCTTTGAAAAGAAGTTCGGTAAAAACCGCTATGCAGACGTAATCCGAAACCTGGACAAAGCTCAAACTCAATGGTCTGCTGATAAGCAAACTGCTGATCGTGTTAACCGTCAAGAGTGGTTAAACAACCAAATCGCTCAACTACCTGAGAACTACACTTCTGGTGATGTTGATCGTATTGACGCGATGATTAAAGATCAGTATCCAGGCTGGGCTCCCCCAGAACTCACTAACATGCGGAAACGGGGA